AGAAGTTAACTGCAATTCGGTTAACTTTGGCTGACCTCGACCGGCCAAGCCGTGCGTGTGAGAGAGCGATTGTAAATCCCCCAGACCCCCTATCTCTTCGGGTTCATCGCCTGCGTCACTGCGTAGCTGTAATGGCTTGGCAGACTGTACATCTTCCCACCGGGGCAATGCCTCGTCACCATCCCACAGCACCTGATACCTATTGCTCTTCCAGCCGCTTGCTGTCTCTTGATAATCTTTCGGGTTTAACTGTCGCACATACTTGAGCTTCTTGAGCTTCTTGACGCTCTGATGCACTGACGTGCGGCTCTTCATACTGCTGACAGTCATCAGCGTTTCCATTGACGGCCAGCACACGCCGTGCCGGTTCGTAAAGCCACACAAGGCACCAAGCACACGCAGGTCAGTCTCGTTAAGCTGCCTCTCGCTAAAGCAACGCATCGGCACGACAGACCACGGTCGCTTATTCTCAGAAAGGGATTTCATCATTCAGTTCCTTCTCAGTTCTTGTCTTTACTTTCTCAACAGCGGCACCCGGCCACATCGCCTTGGCTATGTCAGCCACCTGCCCAGCCTTGTCCTGACGCCAGCCTGACACGATAGCTGCAATCTCATCAACACTATAGACCACCATATCACGATGCTCGCGGGCAACCTTACCAGCCTCATAGCCATTGCGCGTGATTGCCAGCACCTTGCCATCATCCATTGCCGCTTCCCAATAGTCACCACTCAACGGCTCATGCCCACCAGCGATAGCGGCCTGCTCAAGCGCAGCCAACCCCCGCAATGTCACCGACACCTGATGCTCAACATCGTGCTGGCTTTCTATCGCCTCATTCAGCTTATCCATCTGCGCTTCAAACCTACCACGCAATCCCTCTGCCACAAGCCAAGGCAATCTATCCACCCCCCACTTCGCTTCCATCGCTGTTGCGGCTCGATCATATTCATGCAGCGCATCCTGCATCCGGCGCATCGCCATCTGACTAGGCGCATAGTATTGCTTGCTTGGTTTAGTTGGTTTCTTAACCATCTTAAATACTCTCCCTGCGATCATTCCCACTGTGTGATTGTGATCCCCTATAGGGGGGATCGCATCTCACACATATGTGATTTGGTATGTGATTGGTATGTGATTGGTGTGTGATTTAAATTATAGCCATCACACATTTTCCCCTAACTCCTTGTTAATCCATACTTTGCCACCGTCAATCACACACACACCCTTGTTTTGCAGTGCTGCGCGGTCATCTCGGCGCTTGCTTGACGTAAGATCCGGGCATTTATTCTTGTGCAATTCATGCCAGCGATCAACTGACATTGCCGTTGCGCTCATATCAATCAGGCCATTCTGCAACGCCTGCAATGCCAACAACTGACCACTCGTCAGCTTTGCACCGCGCTTCTTTGCGGCGGCTTCGACTGGCAACATAACTGCGCTGCCGTCATCTATCAGCGCGACAGGCGTTAGCTCGTACTGTGCATCGGCTATTGGCTCGCTGTCCTTTTGCTTTTCCATCTTTAGCGTTACCCGGCCTTCGCTGCTTGACAGGGCTAGAACAGTATCAGACAGACCCAAAAGGCTGCTGCTGCCCCTCATTCCCCTTGCAGCGTCCTTACCAGAGTGATGCACAGCCAACACAGCACAGTCAGCGTGTCGCTGTATGACGCCGCACATCTCGCCAAACTGCCCCATAGCCGTTGCGTCATTCTCATCTGAGCCGGTTGAGGCTAGTGTGCGAGCCACTGTATCAATAACAATCAGGCTAAACTCTTGCTTGAAATTGTCGATAGTGCGTATCAGCTTGTCGAGTTCTTGCTGGTCAAGCAGCTTAACAGCCATTGGCAAGACGTAGAATGGCGCATCATCGTATTTATCATAGTACGATTGCCACGATTTGATCCTGCGCCCCAAACCACCCACGCCTTCCGCTGCTAGGTACAACACAGCGTTTTGCTTTGTTTGCCTGCCGTGCCAATCCTGCCCATAAGCAATAGAGAGCGCCCAATCAATCGACATGAACGACTTACCAATGCCCGGCGCACCGTACAGCACAGCAAAGCCGTGCCGCGTTAGTATTCCATCCAGCAACCACTCAACCGGCGGCATGTTCTTGAGGTATTCGAGGTTGTACGTCTCAAACACGTCAGGCTTCGGCTCTGGCGCTACCTCAACCACTGGCGTTTGCTTGGCGAGTGCCAGCAACGCCGCCTTGTCACCGCCTGACGCCAGCCAGTCGGCCACGTCACCCTTGGGCGGCAGGTTCGGCAAGTCGAGGCGCTTGATCTTGCCAGACGTGCCATAAAGCGCCGCTATCACTGTGTCCGCGTGCGCCTGACCAGCCTCATCGTTATCGGGCAGCACGACTACATTGCGATCAGCGAAATACTGCGCAAGCTCCGGCTTCCAGTTCTTTGAGCCGCCGCTGTTTGTCGTGGCGACTAGGCCAAGCTCAATCAAAGCATCGGCGCATTTCTCGCCCTCAACGATAAATATTGGCGCTGTTGGGTTGGTGATTATTGCCGGAAGATTATATGGCAGGGCTTCAATGTCTTTGATGCTGTTGATCCAGCCGCCCCGGTCATCAGGCCGACGCTGCCGGAAGGTCTTTGGGTTGTCAAATCGCAACACCTGATATGCCAGTACGCCGTCAGCATTATAATAATCATAAGAACGTGCGAGGCTCGGCACGACTGGCAGGCTCTTTTGCTGCTGCCTGCTGATGCCGAACTTTCTCTCAAGAACGTCGGGGATGTTGCCGTTAATGCTGGCTGGCTCGTTTGCTTTTACCAATGCCACCACGCCCCCGCTTTCGCCTGTCTCAAAATCTGTCCAAACCCCTTTACGCACGTCAATGCTTTTGCTGCCGTGATTTCCCCAGCGCAACTCGGTGCCTTTCGACAGGCGCGGGTTCGGCTCACCCCAATAGTGCCTCGCCACCTGCTCAATATATGCTGCAATATTTGTCATCTCATTACCCCAATCCCTTGCCCCTTTGAAAGCGTGATCGGCGACGGTCAAGGGAGGAACCCGCCGCCGATCACTACCGCCGCTAGAACAAATCAGCGCCCTCGACTACCGAAGGGGTTGCAGCAACCGGGGCTGCTACAGCGGCGGGTTCTGGGGCAGTTTCTGCCTTGTCAAGTCCAGCGGGGCGATCAACCCAGCCAGCAATCGACCATTTGGGCGAGCGGAACGTCTGCGTTCCCTGCGCCTTAGTCTCAATCTGGATGCGGTCGCTGCCGGTGATCTCAATCACTGGCACCTTGCCGGGGTTGTCGGCCTTGCCAGCCAAGTAGGCATCGTGCAAATCATTCATCTGATTACGCACGATCTTGCTGCTGCTACTCATCTCGCGCAGGCCGATTTCCTTGTTGAACATACGAATGCGGAAGCCTTCCTTGTGTTCGTCAGACGGCTTGATCGGCATTGGCTCGCCAACTTGGACAAAGCGAAAGTCTGGGCCAGTCGTGGTAAAGGCGATGAAGCCAACCTCGATGGCGTCCATATCCATCACCACCTTAAAAGGCAAATCCATTTCGGTTTCGCTCTTTTCCCAGTGGCCGTCTGCCCCTTGGTGCCGGTCTTGGCGCACGAATGAGCCATCCTTTGCACTAAATTTCATGATTGGCAGGAAATCCCCACCGCCGGAACTGCTAGTCTCTGTAAAACCTAAAGCCATTTTTAACTCCTAAACTTTAGAACTACCGCACGACCAGTGCGGCTTGGATCGGGAAATAGGCGCAAATGTCTGCGTCTTGTGGGTCGCCCCTGTCAGACCTTCCACCCTTCCCAATTTCGTATTCGCCCGCGAAATCGAACCGGGCGATATTATCCTTATAAACATTCAGCAAGTACGCTGGCAAGCCGGTGTGCTGTGTCAGCAGCCGCGCTTGTATAACTTTTGACAGGCTAATCATCGCCGTGTCGTACTGAAGCAGCCGCACGTTGCGATGCTTCACCTCAATAAATGCCTTGGCCTTGTTATCCTTAAACACCACAAAGTCGAGGCGATACTGTATCGGCAGCTTGTAGAAATCGTAACCGTGAGCCGCAAAGGCGTCGGCTAGTGCCTGCTCTTTGCGCCTGTCGGCCTCGGTTTCATACATCGGCCTAGCCATCAGCCAAATGCTCCCGCACGATCATCATCGCCGTCATCGTGTCGCACTCGACCGCGTACCGCCAATCGTACTGCTCGGCTATGTCGCCTGTTGGCTCGAAGCCATCCATCCCGACAATCGCAGCGACTGGGAAACGCCAGCGGATAGGCAGGCGGTCGTACTTGTAAACCAGCAAAGGCAACTTGTGTGTCGCCACTGCACTAGCGCAGCACTGATCCCACCAAGCGGGCTGGATGCCGTAGCCTTGCCGATACCGCTTTGCCTCAATCGAAAAGGGAAAGTCAGGCATCTCAACGCAGATCAGGTCGCCGTGATCGGCAGCGCGGTACTGTTCTATGTCTCGCTTAAACGTCAGGCCAAGCTCCTCATGCAACAGCTTTGCAAGCTCACGCTCGAAGCTGGCTCCCTTGTTGCGGCTATTAACCATTGCGGTTCGCCAAGCTGCGCATAGTACGCGCCGCAACGTCATCATCGCCCATCGCTGCAATGCGCTGATCCAGCCCTTGCTCAAGCACTTCATCGGCTAACGCAGACATTGATCGGTGCGATGACACGTCAAGAACGAACCGCAGTTTGTCAACTGTTTCGCTTCTGAGCCGTAACATTTGGTTTTTTATCCCAGCCATTTATGTAACCTTTTCAATGGGTTGTTATTTTGTTCAATAAATATTGCCTATAACCCTTGTAACATAGTGTGATAAATATTAAATAGTTATTAGTCACTAGTAATCAAAAGGGAGATCGAAATGACTTATCAAAACAGAATGATCAATCGGATTATCGAACGCGCTAACGATATTGGCGCAACAGTTGAGATCGAATATTCAGATTATGGCACTGCGTCAATTGACGTTAATTGGTACGGCAGTTCAGCTAGCGCGGGTTTGTTTGTGATAATTGGCAAGCGCGGCGGTGTTAGATACGGCCAATATAGTGATTTGCTCGATATGTTTTATACGTTTGACAAAAACGCCAAACACAAGTGGATGAAGGTTTGGTATTTTTTCAAAACTGTTGAGCGTCAAAAGAAACTTTGTATCACGCTGGAAGATCAACTGAACGCGCAAAAAGGGGTGGTAGCATAATGACCCAGTACATCGCTTATTATCGTGTATCAACTCAGCGCCAAGGCCAGTCAGGTCTTGGCCTTGAGGCACAACGCGCAGCAGTCGCCGGTTACAACATCACCGCTGAGTTCACCGAGGTCGAGAGCGGCAAGAAGAGCCAGCGCCCTCAGTTGGTGGCTGCACTGGCCGAGGCCAAGCGCACTGGCGCAACGCTGCTGATTGCCAAGCTCGATCGCCTAGCGCGTAACGTGCATTTTATCACCGGCTTGCTTGAGGCTAACGTGCCAATCGTCTGCGCCGATATGCCAGAGGCCGACCGCACCTTCTTGCAAATGGCTGCTGTCTTTGCCGAATGGGAAGGCCGCAAGATCAGCGAGCGCACCAAGGCCGCACTGGCCGCGGCAAAGGCTCGCGGCGTCAAGCTCGGCTCGCCTGACCCTGCCGCGGCTGGCCGTGCGTCAGCGGCCAAGCGTGTGGCGCGTACCAATGTCGCCGCAAAGCAGGCTATGCCTATCGTCTCGGTGCTGCGTGAGGCTGGTGCCTCACTACGCACCATCGCCGCCAAGCTCAATGAAGCTGGCATTCCAACAGCACTGGGCGGGCAATGGTACGCCAGCACTGTGCGCAATCTAATGGGAGCAAATTAATGGAACAGGTATTTTGTGCCAATTGCGGCAAGGGCAGCAAAAAAACAACAGAAATTGCAAGGTATCCGCGCAAGCATCCGTATGACGGCAATATGATTGTGGTGCTGACTAGGCACTCACATCCAGAAAGTGCAAACCCTTGGACAGAATACACCGTCTGGGATGGCGAAAGTTATGAGCCTTTTCAATACGGCCATTTCTGTACATATCGTTGCGCGTGCCGATTTGCAAATGATGCAGTAAGGGCTGGCTTTTTTAGGGAGCAAACTAATGGGGTTTGAGGATGACCCGCAGGCGCAGTCTGCGGATTTGCTGGGCAGCTTTAAAAAGGCCGATCCATTTACCTTTGAAAATAAACTCGGCGGTTCGTCCGGGCTAAACCTCGGCGAGCCACCTATGACACGCAGCCAGAAGGCTTGGCGCAAGAAAAAGGAAACTGTGCGGTTTGGCACGTTTAGCAGAAAGGGGAAAGCTAATGCTTAAAGATACAATCGGGATGCTGTTTGTTACAGCATTTGTAATTACGTTTTTTACTAACGCCGTCACAGACTGGAATTTCTGGTATTTGATGGCTCGCTTTGGAGGTGCAAACTGATGGAGATTATCAGGCGCAAAGACGCAATAGCGCAGGGGTTGGTGCGGTACTTTACCGGCAAGCCTTGTAAGCACGGTCATGTTGTTGAGAGGCACACAATTGATGGGCAATGTCTGGAATGCGGCAAAGCAAAGACCAAAAGAATGCGGGTAAAGCACAGAGACAAGCGCCTCGCATATGAAGCCGAATATAGAAAAAATAATCGCGAGTTGGTTTTACAACGTGCCGCCAATTGGAGAAATAACAATCCTGATGCGGTCAAAGCATACTCAAAAAAATACTATTGGGAAAACTTGCAAGCTTGCACAGAGCGAAACCAAAAATGGAAGGAACAAAATCAAGATTATGTTTTGCAGAGGCGTAAAGATTATTATGAAAATAATTTGCAAAAATGCAGGGCATCATCGAAAAGATGGAAAGACAACAACAGGGAAAGGATTAGCATTTATAATGCTATGAAACGCCCAGAGCGTGATGAACGGCTCAGAACAGCTACGCCAGAATGGGTGGATCAAAGCTGTATTGTTATCAAATACAAAGAGCGCGACTGCCTTAACCGGATGACCGGCGTGGCGCACCACGTTGATCATGTCGTGCCACTAAAAGGCAAAAACATTTGCGGCCTTCATGTGCCGTGGAACTTGCGAGTTATTCTTGCGAGAGACAATTTAGCCAAACACAACAAATGGGAGACAGTGTAATGAGTAGAAAATTTGATTTAGCGTTTGAAATTGAGCGTTGGCGTGATGTTCATATGCCTGAAGCTATGCAGCTTTTTGCAGAAGAATACGTTGATTGTATGTCGCCAACAAAAGCAGAAATAAAGTTCTTGAAAGATTATTTTGAGGATAGAGATGAACAAGATCACAGAATAGTAATGGTTATCGCAGAGGAAATGCGGGAAAGGGGATTAGTATAATGGTCGGAAAACTTACACCGGATAATCAATTGAGCGCGAGCAAGGCACCCGCTTTGCTGAACGCATCGCCGTGGGAAACACAGAACGAATTGCTTGAGGCAATGATTAGCATTGACGAAGGCAACCCGCCAAAGTGGATACCGCAAAATGAGCCAATGGAACTGGGCGATTTCTTTGAGCCGCTCATATTGCAGAAGGCCGTTGATAGGCTCGGCCTGACCAACGCCGAGCTAGACATCACCGTGCCATACCAGCACGATTTCTTGCCGCTGGCGGCCAGCCTCGATGGCACTGCCGTTGGCAAAGGCTCGGTCATAGCCAACTGGGACAAGGGTATTTATGTGCCGCAGGGTGGCGCAATTGACATTGAGGGCATCGGCGTTCTTGAGGCCAAGCTGACATCAGCCCGGCCAGAAGAAATCCCGGCGACACACCGAGGCCCATTGCAGTTGCAGGCTCAGATGATGTGTACTGGATACAAGTGGGGCTGCGTTGCCGTGCTGTATCAAAGCACAACGCTGCGCCTGTTTGTTTATCAGGCAGATGAGGTGGTGCAGCGCCGCATCAGAGAGGCGGTTATTGATTTTGAAAATCGCCGAAAAAATATGGACAAATACCCGGTCGTGTCACCCGCTGATGGGGTGGCAGCATATGGCCGGGTCGATGCTGACGCACCGCCATTAGAGCTTGAAGGTGACGATGCAATGTGGGTTGACCACCTGATGGCGGCCAAGGCCAACAAGGCAATGGCAGAGCGAGAGATCGACATTGCCACGGCAGCCCTGATGGACAAGATGGGCAGTCACGACACAGCCTTCGCGTCTGTTGGCAATCGCCGGGTGCAGGTCAAGTGGCCGACACGCAAGATGCGTGCGCAGCCTGAGAGAGTGACCCCGGCAAAGCCTGAGACTGTCATGCGGCAAAAGACATTGACGCTAAAGGAGATTGACTGATGGCTGGACAACGCCGAGAAAGCTCGTGGAAGCCGGTTGTTGAGGCAGTGGCCGCTTACCACCGCCACAACGGCCACGGCCCCACAGTGAACGAAATAGCCTACGCTGTGGGGCGATCAAGAACTGCCGTCAGGTTTCAGCTAGACAAGCTGATCGAGGATGGCATCATAACGCACACGCCCGGCAAGATCAGAACGATCAGGGTGGTTGAGTAAAGGGGCGAAAGCCCCTTTATTTTTTGGGTTGCTTTATGCTCTCGACTACGCCGCCGCCAAAGTAAAAACCAAGGATGATCAGCATTGCATAGTTAATCGTGAACTGATCCATCACCTTGGTGACCGCGTCTGGGTCACCCCGGCCAGTGATCGTCATGCCAAGCACCAGCATGTAACTACCCAGAAACGTAGCTCCAAACATTAGGGCAAGGTAGCGCTGGGCAATTTTAAATGGGGCATACGCTGCCATCAAATCTATCTTGGCTTTGCTCTTTGCCGCGATGGCCTCTTCATCTGATGTGTGCATATCGTCAATGAGCTTCATGCCCTGACTGATCACGTCACCTGATCCTAGTATCTTTCCAAGTACGCCTAACATTATTCAACTCCTAACATTCTGGATAGACCAAAAACTTCCATCAACATAAACGTAAAAAATAAAAGCAGCACACCCCCAGCAATTAGTTTGCCGCTGAAATTTGTTGAGCCTATTTTGATAGCCACAAATTCGTTGCCTAAAATTCTCAACACAAGCTCAAAACTATTTTCGCCTATCTTGGCTTGGATTGGTTTTTTGTTTTCTTCACCCATCTGCCAGCGCCCTCATCCTTTTAACCAAACGCTCCGAGCGATTAGGTAGTTGACGCGCCCACTTGCTGTCGAGCATCTCTAATGCAGCACCAGCCCAGTCACGCGCATCGACACAACGCTTCATGCCTTTAAAGCGCTTCATCGTTGGCAAGCCCATATTGAACATCATATTGGCGATGATGCGCTGTGCCGGTTCGGGTTGGTCACTAAAATCCTCATAGAGACGGTGACAATCCTCGCGCACGATAGCGATGTCCAAATCAAATAGCTGCTTCATGCGGCGCTCAGTAATCGTGTAGCCCATTGGCTTGCCGTGTTCCGCGTCACCCTCAATGATGCGATGGCCTACACCCACAGTCAAATGACCAGCTGTGCATTTGTAAATGTCGAGGCGCATCCCCTCGTCAGCGATTAGCTCTTCGCGTAGCTTTTCGATATCCATTACCGCCTCATTTCCTTAGCCAGCGCGACAGTTTTAAGCCAGCTTTCCTCTTCAGCTTCGCGAGAAAACGCACTGCCCTGCATTCTTTTGCTGTATTGCTGCACCTGTGAGACGTGGAAAAATAGGCAGCTTCTATGTTCCTTGCCACACAGCACCAGTATGTCATAGTCTGCCCAATCCTTTGTGTTGCGCGGCAAATGTTTAGCCGAACATCCAGACCCAAGCTGAAAATGATAAGCCGGAGTTCGCTTGCCTTTCTGTAATAAAAAGCTCGAAGTCTTAACTTGCACCCTAAGTATCGTGTTATCAGTGTTTGAAATAGCAACGCCATCAATTTTATCCTGTGCCGCAGGGGCATAAGCCCAGCCCATAGATAATATGGCTGCGGCGGCTAGGTGTTCGCCAATTAACCCGGTTCTGGTTTCACTCAATTTTTAGACGCCAGCCAAATAACCCAAAAAAATATTCCAAAGGATACAATGCATAACGCCACAATTGCAATAGCTTCGATGATCTTCTGGCGCGCCTCTTGCTGCCTATAGATCATGTCTTGTCGCTCTTTCCTGATGCGCCCCTCAAGCTGGATAAGATCAGCCCAAGCCTGCGGGCCGTATGTCATTTGCAGATACTGTTTAAGCTCGGCGCGTTGGCTCTCCAATCGCTTTTTGGCGGCGTAAACTTGCAGCGCCTGTTGTTGTACTGTGTCTGCGCCTTGCAGCTTTTTAAACAGCGGCGGGTTCTTGGCCTGCTTTTCTGCGTGGTCGATATCAGACGCGGCTTTCATCCAGCGCGACACGTCGCCAATGCAGCTTTCCAAATCGCGGCCAGCATTGATCATTTGCTTTATAGTGTTAAAAGCCGCTGTAGCCCCGCTGACAGCCGCGCCTATCGTAATTGGATCCAACCTACTGCTCCTTGGCTACAGGCAAACACACGGCTCTGACGGTAGATGTGCCATTACCGGCCTGCGCCGGGATGCTGTCTTGAGCCGCCAACTCTTTAGACAGAGTAACACATTGCCCAAAACTTTTGAACGTGTGACTGTCATCCCACTTGGCCGCGCCAAGGTATACGATTAAAACAAATTCCATCATGTGCTGCTGGGGCGTAACAAGTCGCTGTTGTAGCAACGCGCTCGCCAGTCGAGTATGTCGCCGCGAATAACTGCCTGCTCATAAATTTGAATGATTGCTTGTATGTCTGGGCATTTATCGACAACGCCAGCATCTACTTGCGGCTGTCCACTGGGCAGGATAACCACCACAACGAACAGCAGCAGCGGGTTCATTTTATGTCACGACCAGTCAGCTTCTTGACTGTCTCAGTTTCCCAGATACGAAGAAGCCACCAACCCAACGCAACCAGCGCAGTAATCTCAGGCAACGCCTCAAAGAACGCGCCTATCGTAATACCGCCAAACGCCATATCAGCCGTTGTCTTGGTTTCTTCGGTCATAAGTCACCTATGCGTAAGGGCTGTCACCACAAGCCGCAGGCCAAGCAGCCTTGAGTTCAGCAATAGTTGTTGCGCTGTCACCGGCTGTCGGTGCGTCACGCAACGCTTGCTTGTCAGCCACGATTTGCGTTGTGCTTGCGCTTGTTTCCAAAGCCTTCATATAGTCTGTGTCCAATGCCTCAAGCAAAGGTGCGCGGGCTTCACGAACCTTGTCAGCAAAAATCTCTTTAGCTTTTGTCAGGTCTTCTGAAATGACAGAGCCATTCAATACCCAAGCACCACGAAAGTCACGGTTAGCCGGAACGGTTGCAGTTGAAGCGTCAATCTGATTACCGTTTTTGTCTACGATGTATGTTGTTACAGCCATTAGAATCTCCTAAGCGGCTAGTTTATCAGATATGCGCCAAGAATTGCGCCATTCTCTAGTCTGCGGTAATTGTTCCTTGCGGCATATTACCATCTTCGGCTTGTTGCCGGTATCCCAATTCTGCCAAACATGTTGTGGCACATCCTTCTGAATTAGGTATTCGATTGCTTCTTCTTCAGTCATCGCTGGCATTGGTTCAGTTTCATGCAGCAAGTAACCTCTGGTGTGCTTAGTAAAGCCCTCAGTGGCTTCGTCCTTTGCCAACTCGTGATACACCCAGACCGGAGGTAGGATGTTTCCGGCAAGCGCACACGCCATCCAGTTTGGGTCTGCGACAAGGATTTTAGCGCACTCATCAACGCTGTCCTCATAGACTACCCGATAGTCTGACTGCACACCCTCTAGGTTTTCCTTTGCCCAGCATAGGCGGTCAAATAGGTGAGTGCCTTTAAACTGTGGTGTCTGCATTAGGCAAGCTCATGCTAAGTCTCCCAAAATTAAACTACCACCGTAAGGCGTGTCTGTATCCCCTGTGGTTCCAGTATTAATGTAGCTCAATTGATGCTGTGTCGTGGTTATAGATGTTGAACCGTCTGAAGTATCAACGCCCCCACTTGAACCAGAGTTTGAAACTGTGGACTGCATCCTCAGAGTTAAATTTGCGTGATAAGTGTTATTAGACATTGAATTGGTTACGGTGATTTGGGTTCTGCCGACGCCAGTATCCGAAATTGAACTGACGTTTAGGCTGTCACGAATGGCTTGAGTGCTAGTTTGGTTTATGTTCACCCACGCCTTTGCCAACCCCTGCTGCAACTGCATAGTCGCCGCACCGCCCTCAGAGGTCACTGTGATGTCACCAGCGGAGGTCTTGCCGTTGAGGGTATCTACAGTCGCTGTGTCTGTAGTAATAGCACCAGTTACGTCAATGCCTGTGGAGGTGGTGGCAAATTTAGATGCGTTGTCGTAGTAAAGTGTGACTGCACCATCAGCAACAAATGACGCAAGATTTTCACCAGTGTACTTTCCTAATGAAATGCTATTTGACCGAATACTTAAAACGCCTGTGCCAGCATCATCAATAAAACTGTTAGACCCATCGTGAAAAATCTGCAAGTCCGACCCAGCACCGAACTGTGCCTTGTCGTTGTCGCCGAAGTTAATATCGTTGCCATTGGACTGTAAGTCTCCACCAAGCTGGGGTGTCAAATCGTCAACAACGTCAGCAAGACCACCAGCAGCGGCAGGCTCTAAGCTGATGAGGCCGCCAGCATTGTCATAGGTCAGGACGTAATTGTCTTGCCCAGCACCAACAGTCTGGTCAGCGTCAAATGTAAAGCTACCAAGCGTCACATTTCCTGTGCCATCAGGCGTGATGTTAATGTCTTGATTTGACGTGCTGACAATAGAGTTTGTCTGGACATCCAAATTGCCACCAAGCTGCGGTGTCGCGTCATCAACAATGTCTGTAATACCACTTGATATAACGGCAACCCAAGCCGATCCATTGTAGTAAAACAAATTGCCTGACGATGAATTTGTGTAAAGCATACCAACAGCAAGCGGGTCGCCGTCATTATCGACTGTCGGGGCTGATGCGGTGGCGCCGAGGTATGTGTCATCAAACGCATCCAGCGCAGCCTCTGCGGCTGTCTGTGCGTTGCTTGCGTTTGTCTCTGACGTGGCCGCGTTTGATGCAGACGTTGAAGCTAGGCCGCTGTAGTATTTTGCTGAATATTCGCTGCCGTCAACAGTGCCACTTGCTTGTGACGCCCAATCCTTTGCAGA